ATGCTATAACTTCTTTTTTTAAAGTTCCTATCGTTTCACTACTAGCCCATTGGGTTCTATTCTGTTGCTTAGGGTTGTTATTCTTTCCACTTGCTGCATTACCGTCATCGTCTTGATCACTTGTAATTCCGAATATTGCTGATAATGAGTAACGTTTGAGGTAACTAATTAACGAACCAGCACCTTGTGGCGTGTTCTTCTCTGCATTCATAAAAACGGGGTCGTATTCAATATATTCGCCGCTTTCATGCATGAGCATTGTAGCCACTCCTACACGCCCTTCACCGTCATTTAATGCCCACTGAGTGTAAGACAACCCGTGAGGTGTTGCAGCCTCGTCAATGGCTTCTACAACGTTCTCAAGAGGTACATATTTCGACTTGAAGAAAGGATTGTTTTTATCTTTGAGTGGTTGTTTGACTTCTTTACGGAAAGCCACCATAGCTTTGTTGATTTCGACAACAGATTCTGATTTATTCATCTATCTCACCCCTAAACTTTCATTTTCGATAAGTGAAGCACCCGACACTTCGATACCTGACTTTAGGTCTTTTTTGATTTGTGTCTTATCTATTTTAGGAAGTTGAGGCGTTTTATATTTATCAGGTATTACATTCTCGTCTTCAATTTGTGTAGTTTCTGATTTTCTTATAAAGTAGGTAAATTCTTCAGTTTTAAATTTTGTTTCGCCTTTATACTTCATTGAGTCCAGCATGTAATTTTGTAGTGATTTTATTTTACTTTCATAGGATTTTCTTCGTTTATTTAGTGATGTTTCACGCTCTTTCAATGTATTAACATCACCTTTTAATGACAGAATCATTTTTTGCATAAAATCGTATTTACGTTTTTGTTCTTCTCGAATTGAGTCCAAAGTGTCTTTTACGTCCTCAAAACTCAACTCTTCATTTTCAAGCATTTCAAGAATCTCAAGTTCGCTTTCGTTTAGATCGAATAAGTTACTCATCGAAACCCTCCTAACAGTCGATTCATAATGTGGTCATATTCATCTACGTTTTGTTCAATCCATGTACGCGCATCTTGCGTTAAAAGGTCAGTAGCACTGTCCATACCAGATACGTCATTTATTGTGATTTCACTTATTGTATTGTCATCACGATCTTGAATCGTTACATCGACGCCGAATTCTGTTTTGGCTACGTACATGTAAAATTTGAAACCATCTATCGTGATTGTTTTCGAAAATTCTTGTCCGATTTCGTAATACATTTGCGTTTACCTCCATTTTTGATATAATGAGGTCGGATATTAAAGTGTTTATGACCGACCCCGACTGTTTGCTAGTTGCCGCTAGCATTCAGTCTTTTTTTTGTGTAATCTCATCCAAAAAAACACACATTGTATATTGTTAATGTTTGGAATCTTGATATAATGTAATTAGATATTTCGCACAATATCAATCACTGACTGTTTGTTGGATTCCCCCTACATCCAGTCTTTTTTTATGCACTAATTACATGCTTTGATGCATAATAAGTAGTTGTCATTGTGATTATTGATACGAATATCGTTGTAGTGAAATAAGCCTCAAACGCGAAAGGTGTAGTCACTACGAACGTTGTTATTAATGCGATGATTAGAGCTAACAGTTTATTCATTCTAAATTCCTACTCCTTTCGCTTTGATAATTTCTGCAAAATTTTCATCGATATATCTGCTCATTTTTCTAGCATTAAATCTCCATCTATTAAATGACTCATCAGGATAGTGTGCGATACCAAGTCGTTTGAGCTCTTTTTCGAATTTAGGGTTAAATAAAAACTTGTTTTTGATAGTGTCATCAGACGACATTTTTAATCTCTTTTTTAGGTCTTTTAAATCCCACACTGGGTCATTTGCTAAATCCTCTAATTCTCTAAACTTTTCACTTTCAACAAGTACAAACCCCTCAGGAATTGAGGCAGTTATTTGTATTGTCTGAACCATAAGGTCACCTCTTAATATCTATTTTTGTATTGCAATGTCACACAAGTGATGAACGCGATAATGTTTAATGCGATTAGTAATGCAGTCATATAAGTAAACCTTTCGTGTATAATGTTCTTATCTCCTTATGAAAGGAGGTGATAAGTATGGAATTAAAGCATGAGTGTGTTCGTGAAGTTCTTTTAGTCATAGAGAAAGAACATACTTTGCACGGAACTTTAGAAAATGCTGTATTTGAAAATAATATTTCGGAATTTTCTAACGAAGATATTGAATACTGTTTAAGACTTTTAAACAACGCTAAATATCTCACCGCTGAGTTCACTATGGATGGATATATTGTTTATGGAATGACTTTTGAAGGTCATTCATTACTGGATAGCATTAGAAACAATACGGTATGGGAAGAAACACAAGATCGCGTTAAAAGATTTGGATCTATTTCCATTCCAGTTTTGCAACAGCTAGCTTCATCAATATCCAAAAAGTTACTTGGATTAGAGTAATTTAAATTCAACACCGTCTATTTGGGCAAACAAATTATCAAAATCAGGGTTTTTCTTTTTGAAAAATTCATTTCTATCTTTGTATCCACTTATTACAGATTCATTTAAATTGGTTACGCTCCAAAGTCGTCTATTACCTTCTTCGTCATAGTAGTAATAGATGACTTTTTTGTTTTGTGCTTTCATAGCGTCCTCCTTAATTTGGTTGTTCGATTGTGGGTAGGATGTCGTTATCTTTAAGTAAGTCGTAAATGAATAATCTACCTTTTTGCGTCCACTTAGTGTTCATGCGAACCGATGTGCTACCGTCTTTATGTTCAATCTCCGTTGTAGAAGAATGTGTGTAACCTTTGTCGTGTAGATTTGAATAAAGCAACCATTGTCCTGATTGTTTATACTGAACCTTTAAGTCGTGTAATAACTTGTTAAGTGCTTGAGCCGACATACCATAATCCTTTGCAATTTGTCCGACTGTAACTAAACTCTTGTTATTTAAAATAGTGTCTAAATAAGATGCTTTCGGTTCGTATTCGGCAATCTTTTGTTTTTGCATGTTGTTTTCTAGTTGTAATGCCTGTTTTTCTTTTTGTTCTTCAATCCAAAGTTCAGCGCGTTTAACTGGGTCATCTATCATGTAACTTGCGGTAGGCTGTTTAATTTGTCGTTCCATTTCGTTAAATTTGTTGATGTACGCCATTTTGAATTCGTTGTGACCTTGAATGTTGAACATGTATAGAGTGAAACCATCTTTTGTTAGAAGGTATTCTTTTTGGTTTCGACCTCTTGAATCTTTGTAATTACTAGCAATAATTAATGAGCTCACATTTGAGCCGATTAAAATATTTTCTAAATCTCTGATTACATTTTTGTGCGTTCTATTTAATTCATTGGCTACAACTCGGCTAGAAACAACTGCTCCTAATTCCTTATTGTTTTCGATTTTGATTTCTTGTAATAATTGCATTATTTATCCTCCTTTTTTCCTCAACACCCACATTCAACAGACGGTCATCGCAATGACTATTGAATGTATTTTTAGCGCCGCTCATATCATCGCCAGCTCTCGCTCACATCTGCTCAATGTGGATGTCAAGTAAGTTTTGTTAGTTCTTATTAAGAATCTTCATCGTTACTTCTTGAAAATTTGTAATTCTTGCATATTGTTTATGCTCCTTTCGTGTATAATGTTGTTATCAACCTAAGGAGGTGATAAATATGCTTACTAACGACAGTAAGTTTGTGTTACTTCATCTTTATAAAATTTATTTAGATAGGATTGAAGATGGAGAATCAATTAACTCTGCATCTTATTTTGGTAGCGACGAGGAATCCCATAATAATTACTTTTTGGATATGGATTTTGATAAATATGTTTCCTCTGTTCACCAAATAGGTAAGTACGGATTTGCAACAGTTGGTGCGGGTGATAATGGTTTTCTTGAAATGGCTTTATCCAATGAAGGAATTGCTTATTGTGAAAATGAAACTAACAAGAATTATTCATTATTGTTAAAAGCTATTTCTGACTTAAAAAAGCTAATAGTCTAAAATCCAATCATCTGCAATTAAATCGTCTGCGCTTGGCTGCCACCTAGCGCCGGCGGTTTGTCCTTTTGTTTTGTAGTTCTTCGAGACAATTAGACATTGGTAATAAATCAAATTTGTTGGTAATACCCCATATGCATTTTGATTCTTGCGTCTGATAGCTACGCCTTTTTTCATTGCTAATTTAGTTGCTTCTTGAATGTTCATTCTTCCACCTCCTTTATGTCGGTTGTTTGCGTTTCGTGTACTTTGTAGGTAAAAAAATATCCCCAATGTTTTCATCAAAAAAATCAGCAATAATAAACATTTCATCATTTTTAAATTGATGTTTTCCTATCTCTTTTAAACGATAGCCTTCAGTTGAAATATTCAAGATTTTAGCTAAATCTTCTTGGGTGCATTTTCTCTCTTTTCTTAGCTTTATTAAATTCCATTGCATGTTGTCACCTCCTGCTTACAAAACCAACTATACACGAATCGTGTACTACAGTCAATACTAAAGTTTGCATTTCGTGTATTTTTTTGTTGAATACCAAAAATAATTGGGATATACTATAGGTACATTTAGAGGAGGTAAGAAAATGGATAAAAAAGAATTAGCTAAATTTATAGGTAATAAAATCAGACACTATAGAACCAGGTTGAACTTAACTCAAGATCAACTTGGAGAGAAACTCAATACGAAAAAAGCAACCATTTCAAATTATGAAACTGGATACAGAACTCCTAAGCAAGATGATTTGTTTGAAATCGCTCATATTTTAAATATTAGTATCGATGATTTATTCCCCGCAAGAAATAGTAAAAACAACGACATAACATCCATATACAACAAACTCACACCTCCTCGCCAACAAAACGTCCTCAACTATGCTCACGATCAATTAGAAGAACAGAATGCTAAAGGCGATAACGTTGTCGATATTAATTCATATAAACAAGATAAAATTAAAGTTAATGTTAACGGTTGCGTCTCTGCAGGTGTGGGAGAACGCCTACACGACGAATCGTTATTCACTGAAATGGTTAAGGCTCCAGTACCTCCACATGATTTAGCATTGAAAGTTAACGGTGACTCTATGGAACCAATGTTTAAAGATGGCGAAATTATATTTGTGGAGAAAACTCATAATATAAAGAATGGTCAAATAGGAATATTTATCATTGAAGAAGAGGCATATTTAAAGAAGGTGATTGTAGAAGATGACAGATTAACTTTAATCTCATTAAATAAAAATTACAAAGACCTTCATTTTTATGAGAATCAAAGCGTTAAATTAGTAGGTAAAGTGATTTTATAAAATCTAGGAGGAATTTAATATGACTGAAGAATTTGAACATTTCCACGTTAATACAGGTGGCAAAAAACTATCAGAAGAGCAAATTAAAGAAGTACAAGATTTTATGAAAAGCAAAGAATTTAAAAAGATGATTGAAGAAACAAATGAAAAGCATAAGAGAGTTATGG